CGCCTGACCGAGTGGCGTCATGCGTGAGATACGATCTGCTTCTTTTGGATTTGAGCCAAGGTAGTACGCTAACTCAGGCCCAATGTCCGAAGACTGGATCGTTTCGGCCATCACGTTTGTGATTGGTAGTTTGGGGTTGTAAGCGACTTGTTCAAAATCATCATACTTGTCCCGCGCTGCTTCTTCACGCTCTTGATAGCTTTCGAGAACGGCTGATTGCTGCTTGGCTGCTTCACGTTTGGCCAATAGTTCTTCAGCTTTCTGATAGGCCATTGCTTCCGCATAGGCTTCAGGGCTTTCAAACTGGTCAACGGACGCAGTTGGTGCAGCTTTCACGATTTGCGTTTCGGCAGACCGCTGTGCTTGCTCTCTTTCCCACTTACGTTGCTCTCTTGCGAGGCGTTTGCCGATCATCGCATCAATTTCAGCCTGAGAGTATTTTTTTTCCTCTACGGCCTGATCAACTTGGTTCTCAGCGACTTCCGGCGTACTTTCAGCAACTTCAGGCGTGGCCGTCACATCCATCGTTGGCGCGGAGTCTACTTCCGCTAGGGCTTGGACTTCTTCAGTCATTTTTTATGAATCCTAAGATTCCTCGGTCTACTGGGCCGATACAGTTTGTCAGCACATTATGCTGGAATTTATGCCCACGGTAAAGCAGGTTCAATTTGTTTTTCAGCTAATTGACGTTCAATTTGATTAGTCACTTGGGCTTCACCTTCATTTTTAAGATGTTTAACAATTGACTGCTGAACATTATCTAGGTCTACCCAAGTAATAGTCTCAGGCTCAAAACACCAATTAAGCACTTGTTGCTCAGTCAACTGTTCATAAGGAATGAAATCGCCGCCGCGAGTTAAATTACGAATGTAGTTGGCAGAAGCGCTGTTGACACCGTCAGCGCCGGTAACGGTTAAGTCAACCTTGACAACCAAATTGTTTTCGGCGGTTTGAACTTTATTAACTGTCCATTTGTATTCCATGATCATTCCTTAATCTTGCGTTACGACAAATTTTAATCAAACAGTTCCGTATACAACTAAATCAGTCAATTGCAACCTTGTAGCACCCGCAAAATATGTGTTGAAATTAGTGACAGACATAAAACAATAGCCAAAATAATCGCCGGTGTAATAGTTGCTTCCCGTGCTTGTAGGCGCAGACATCAAAGTTATTGGAAACGAAACACCATCTGATCCAGGAATAGTTCCCGTGCCGCCTGAGTAAGTATAAGAAAGACCTTGCGATGAGCCATTAAACACATTGAGTGCAATGCCATATAAAGGGCTTCCTGTTGCCATAACAGCAGTGCTACCAACCGCGTCGGTAACTCTTGCTTGACCAGTTCCAGCAACAGTTCGAACACCAAGCGTGCCTATTGCGCAACGAACATTATTGCTAGATGTTGCTGTTCCTGATAATGGGGCTGCGTAACCACATGAAAGAGTTGCGCCTGGCAATTGAGAAAACTGATACATTGACATTTGTTTGGTAAACAAATCTTTCCCGTCAATGAGTGTTGCACCATAAGTGTAGTTATCAAAACCAGAGCCTAAAAACACAAACGTGTTCTGAACACCAGACAGCATTTCAGCATCAATGCTGTTGTCCGCTGAGTTAAAAACTGTACAGTTATTAATGTTAATTTTTGTATTAGAAGTAGAACTTTGAGTAAACAATGTTACTGGCCGGTTGTATCTACCTTTGATGCCAACAAATGTTTCGTTAGCAATAGAAATGTTTAATGTGTCGTAAAAAAATGTGCAAATGATTGCATTTTTTGCGGCATAGTGAAAATTGTCACGGATATCCACGTTACTTGTGGCGTACACGGGGGCAGTTATAGAATATTCTTCGGGCAAGCTAGCCGCGTAAGAATCACCATAAGAATTGTCTGGTAAACCAATAACAATGTCCGAGCTATAAAAACCATCGCCGTTTTGTTCAAACCAATTTCCTGCAATTACAGTTCTTTGGTTAGTGCCAACCAAAATAATTCCCGAACCTACTTCAGCAGGGCCAGATTCAATCGTGTTGTCTCTAATAATTGATCCATTGTCTGACAAAACAAAAACACCTGGCGCGCGAATTGTTTGACCGCCAGCAATGTATTGAATTTGATTGTCAACGTCGTTTGCATAAAAGGTTAATTGGTTGTTTGCACCTTCCATAACAACATTGAACTTGTTGTAGTCAATATTGTTTTCAAAAACGCTAGTAATGTAACCATCTTTACATCTAAGGCCCATTCGGCATTCACTCATTCGTGCAAGATAAACTTTGCTCCAATAGGCTGTGTTCATATAAATGCCGCAGCCAAAATTTTTAACTGTAAGCCCAGTAACTTCTGAATTATGGCCATTCATGTAAATGCCAATTACACCAACACCAGATCCAACAACTGCTGATGTTGTTGCGTTAACATTAGCGCCAGATCCTACAATGCTTGTAGAACCTCTACCCGCACCACGAAGCACCACATTAGATGGCAAAGTAATTGTTGTGTTTGTGTTGTAAATGCCTGCTGGAACAAATACTGTTCCGCCAGCAGAACCCAATGATGTAATAGCAGCTTGTATTGCGGATGAATTATCACTGCTACCAGTTGACGCGCCAAAATCTAAGATATTGGCTACAGCCCCAGAAATCATTGAGTACGAAACTTTTGTCAACGACATTTTATTTCCTTAGACTGTGTATGAAATAGAACCACGAAGAAGCACTGTTCCCGCAGTTGGCATTTCTGTAATGCTTATTAAATCGTAATTTTGGTTTGTGCTAATACCACACGCTTGAATTCGGATAATGCTTGAGTTATCGCCAACTGCGGTGTTAATTTGCGTATAACCAAGTCGTTGAATTCCTTGTCCTGACAAAGAACCCGTAGAAAAATTTAATCCTGTTCCACTTGCTGCACTTGTGAACGGAAGTCCTGTGATACTTACATATCCGGAAGCAGTCGTGTAAGTAAAAGAAGAAGTGGCTAAAATAAAATTAAGTGTCACCAAATTTCCAACGCGGGTGTATTTTGCGTATCTGTAAGTGTACGCAACACTTAAATTGCCAGGCGTATCGCAAGACAAAGCAGGAGTCCAAGTCCCTTCTTCATACCAGTTCAGCAATTGGCTAGTTTTTCCCGCTGCGGGGCTGTTAGCCGTAAAGTTAAAACCCTTGGCTGCTGTTCCTTGAATCAAGTTACCAGTTGAAAGTGTTTGATCACCCGTAAACGATTGGGCCGCATCAGTTCTAGCAGCAGTCCAGTTTGCGTCGGGCACAGTTACTACGCGCGTTGACGCAGCAGCAGGGCCAGTAACTTGCAAAATACCAGTCGTTGCATTTGCTCGAATATTGCGCACAGTTAAATCATTGGTTGCAACTTTTACAGTAGCACTTGATTGAACAATTGGTAAAACTTCTGTGCCCGCTAGGGGGGTCGATGCAGAAGTTAGTGCGGAAATTTTTGTATTGGCCATAATTGTTCCACTTAATTAAACATAACTTCAATTTTTGAAGTTGTGGGTGGTGCTTCAGAAAAGGTCAACGTAGCGCCGCTAATAGAATACGTGTCTTTATTTTGATAAACGCCATTAACGTAAACAAAACTGTAGTCTTCTCCAAAAGACGACGAACTTAACGTAAACGTAACTGTTGTTCCGTTACCAGTAAAATTTTGAACTTGATAAGCTGTTGCACCAATGCCAGAAATGTTGTCCCATGTGGCAATCAATACATCATTTGAATCTTTTAAAACAAATTTGTAAGTAGATGATGTAACCCATATTTCGCCACCATCAGGCACTCGGCCAGCAGAATCTAAAATAATTGGGTTTGTACGGGCGACATTCCCCGCGCTGGTTGTATATGTAACTTGAGGTGTTGTTGTACCTGCTGCGTAGGTATACAACTTACCGCCGGTTAAAACTGCACCAGTGTTGGTAAAAAATTGGGCCGCAACGCCGCCCACTGGGGAGAGAAAGACGGCCATGATTAACCTTTATTCGTAAACGATGGTGTATTCAATGGTGTTGGCAATGTCGATGTACAGACCGTTGCTAAACCAAATGCCAGCAGGGAAACTCAAATATTGAGTACCCGCCGCCACAGTTACGGTGTTTGCAATCTTAGGGTCGCTAGTGCTAGCAGTTGCGCTGTCGTACAAAGCAAAAGTGCCGCTAGATGTGCTAGAAATAAAAATACCGTACAGTTTGCCTGCGCCGACTTTGACTTGAGAGTCCGCATTGCCTTGTTTGTAGAGTGCCATGATATGTCCTTATGCCAAGAATTTGAGCTTGTAAAGCGTGCGAAGATAAATCTCAATGATATTGTCGATCAATTGTTGCAAGGACATATCACTTCTGTCAACCACTTCATATCTGGCGTCTTCGATCTGTTTGAGCGAGTCTTCCAAAAATTCAATAATGTTGGCTGTCTTCTTTGCAGAGTGTAGCGTAATTGGGCCAATCAGACCATGCCGACCTTGATAACTTTCAGCAAAATCATCAGCCGCATCAATGATTCGGTCATAGAAAATGTTGAGCGCCACATGTTTGCTGTAACTGCGGGTGTTCAAGTGAACACTGTGCGTCACATCACGGGCTAGGAATAAGATTCCGATAAAGTCTGCGGCTTTCATTGTGGCATTCCTTGTGGGGGCATCATTTGTTCAGGTGGCATCTCTTGCTCGGGAGCCATCATTTGTTCTTCAGGATTCTCGTCACGGATCATTGGAACCATCGCCATTTGCGACTCCATGGCCGCAGCGACAACACCCATGGCGATGTCTTGAATCTGTTCTTCAGTCATACCGGCCTGAACCGCAGCGATGCGCTTGGTTTCGGCGTCGTATGCTTTGATCTGAGTTTCAAACTCTTTGCGCTCCAAGTCCTGCATTTCGATTGATTTGCCGACGTTCTGGATCATCTGGTGCATCTGCTCCATCTCAGCGCCCATGGCCTGAATCTGTTGCTGCGCCGCCTGCAAGGCGGGATCGTTCTCATCGTCAGACAAGAACTTAGGATCAATGGTCTTCTGGAACCGTTTGGCCATCTCTTGCGCGCCAGGCCAATCCATGTTCTTAACAAACAAGTCGCCAGCCACAGACCACAGTTGGGGATTACCCTGAAGCAGTTGAGCCATGGCTTCCAATGCCGCTTGGCGCTTGGTTGCGTAACCTGGGCCAGTTGTGGCCACCACATCGTACTTGCCGACGCCGGGGTTGTAGATCTTTTCGATCACAATGCCCTGCTCGTTAACAATTTTGTTGACGGGTTGAGGCTGGTCAGGGTTGATCTTGACCATCTTAGTCTCGCCGTCTTCACCAATGATGCGGGCAATGCGCTGTGTGTCGTAAATTTTGGGGATCAAGTCCACCAATTGACGAGCCACATGGCGCACGGCACGGGTCAGGTTGTCACCATAGTGGTAAGTACCTACATCACCCTCACGCTGACGAGCCAAAATGGCTTTGCCAGAACGCTCGTTGGAACCCATGCCGAGTGATGCGTTGTATTGGCCAGTTGTGGACTTGATGTCTTCAGAAGCGCCCGATTTGGCTTGCAGGAGGCCCGTGGAGGCCATTGGCGGCTGCGCACGCTGGGGTAGTGGCAACACCGCACCTTGGCCGTCTGTAACGTCTGGATTGACCTCCAGATAAGGCCAGTTGTTTGTGTTGGCGGTCTTCCACTTGTCCTCGTAGCCCTCAAACTGGCCACCGTAGCCAATGAACGGAGCCTTGGGAGCCAGCGCCAACATCTCAGCTTCCTGAGACACCCAATAGTTGTACATACGCTGGGCATCCTTGGCGTTACGCACCAAGCCAGACACGTACAAACGGCCATCAACCTCGAACTCGTTGCCAACAACACGGATCACGGGGATCCATTTGCCAGCCCACTCTTTTTCTTCAAGGATTTCGTAACCGTTAATCTTGCAATACTTGATCCTTGGGCGCTCAGAGACGCGGCTTTTGATTGGCTTGCCGAACATGTCCTTGAGCATTTTGTCTTCAGGCGTGCCTACAAAGGCTGACTGGTTGCCGGGGTACAAGTTCAAAGTCGTTTTGTCGTAGTCAACGTAGTAGTAGCCAGCGATGCGAACTGTGTCTTCGTTGAGCCAGTTGCTGATCGACTGGTCGCCCACGCCAAGAGACTGAAGCGTAGAGATAGGCGCAGCATCGGGGTACTGGCGCTCATATTCTGCTTTTGTCAGGTCTTCGGTGATGAAACACCATTTGGCATCCGCGCCAGTTGGATCTTGAATCAATGGATCCATGTAGACCGAGAAGCTGTTGCGAATACGGCCAATCTTGATGTCTTGATCGAACGTATTCTCGTCACAGTACTCGGTGTACAGCGTAATGTAGCCTTCGCCATACGACACCTGATTTTCGCAGGCCGTGTCGTATGCCACGTCAGCGTCAGAGATGTACTCAATGTGGCGAATCATGCCGTTGAAAATGTCGGCCACTTCCACGTCAGCGTTGTCATCGACTGGGATGACCTTAGCGCCTGGGCGGTTTTGACGCATGTCGTTCGTTACTTGACGAACGTGCTGCGGCAGTTTGTTAATTGTGAGCGTCGGGCGCGCGTTGATCGTTTGACCCTGCACCGCACCACGAGTGGCCAAAACGTCGGCGGGCCATTGCCAGTGATTGTCGGGTGAGCCTGCGTAAAAGCGCAGATCGTCAATTTCGTCTTCACGGCTTTCAGCTAAAGCGGAGACGGCCATGTCCAGTCGCGCACGGGCGACTGTCAATATATCTGAAGCACTTTTTGCAGGTTTACCGCCAGCAGCCACGTTAGCCGCTGCAACAATACCAGTAGGATCAGTCATTCCAAAACCCCTAAAATGTGAGGCTCACGCATGACGACATACTCTTTGCCGTCTTGCTTAAATTCTTGCCCTACGCCAAAGTATACATGGTCACCAACCTTAATGTCCAAACATTTTGGGCCAACAGCGATAGCAATACCAGTTTCAGTCTGTGAATTTTGGGGCAAAACAAACAAGGGATGTTTTTCAACATCGCGCTCAATGATGATGCAGTCTTGCAGTGCTTTCATTTTTTACCAAGAATTTTGTTAGCTTTGGCATCAATCTTGGCTTTAGACGATGGTGACAAGTTGCCAGCCTTAACTTGCTGGGTTGCGCGGGCCTTAGCATTAGCCGCATGCGCTTTGTCGGGCATAGGATAAGAACGTGAGCCAGGCATGCCAAACTCGGACTTGGGCATGGCTTTACGAGCAGCAGTAGTGACTTTCATTTTTTGCCTTTCGGTGCGGGTTTAGCGGCGCGTTTAACAGCGTAGGCAATTGCCACGGCTTGTTTGACGGGTTTGCCTGCGGCGACTTCGGCCTTCACGTTTTTGCGGAAGGCTTCGGGTGATTTGGATTTAACGAGTGGCATGATTACTTCTTTTTAGCTGTTTTGGCCGATTCTTTGAACGCTTTGGCGGTGGGCGCGCCAGACGCGCCTGGTTTGCGCATCTTTTCCTTGGATCCAGCGGCTATACGAGCCTGCTTTGCGTGAATGTTGGCGTAAAGCCCAGGTTTCGTTGCCATATCAGCATTTCCATCGTTTAAGAGCTGCTTTAGCGCGTTCGCCATCCTTGGCGTTGGCCGCTACGGCGCCCATTCTTGCACAAAATGAATCCTTGCGGCCCTGATCTGCCTTGGTTTTGGGGTTCGGTGCTGGCGCTTTGAGGTTAGAGCCAGTCTCGCGGTTGTACTTCTCACGCCCTTTGGCGGTCAAACCAGCGCCTTTGCTGACCGGCAACTTCTCGCCGCGTCCAACTGACAGTGATACCGACTTCTTTGTAGCCATTACGACCCCATCCAAGATGTTGCAACCACGCCTCTGTCACTGTACGTGCGGCGCTGCGTGGATTCACGCGCCTCACGGTGGGCTACTGGAAAGGCAAAAGTGACGCAAATAGCGTCAGCCGCGTCAGGCGAGGCCAATCCGCGTGCCTTCATGTCCTTTTTCGACTCCAAAAAGATAGTTCCCTTGGAATCGGGCTTCATCATAGGTGAAATTAGATCAGTTTTCAGGAATCTGTCAAGCGGAATTGAGGCAGTTTTCAGCCAATCTTTCATCTTGCCCCACATTTCAGCCCTTTTGTTGCCGTACATGATGGGATTCGTCGACTTATTACCGAAGTTGATGCCCTTGACCTTGTAGCGCTGCTCTTTCAAGCGATCCACAATGCCCGCGCCAAGGCCGCCCTCGTCGATCACGACCAAAGCGGGCTTGTATTCCTCAATTGCCTCGATCACATGGCCAACAACAGTCATGGTGTCGTCGCCCCTGTGGCGCTGGATCGCGATAATGTCTCGCCCCTGCCTGATAGCGATGACTGTTGCATCCGCGCCAAAGCGGGCAGGGTCTACGCCGATCACTATTGGGGCGCTTTGGTCTTGGTATTTAGGCCGCTTCATCGCCTCGTCTACCAAACTGGCTGATATGAACTGATCGTCGCCCTCGGACGGAAACTGACCGTACACCTCGACGTGCGCCTGTGATGAGTCAGCACCATATTCGTCGATGATCTGCTGATAGACCTGCTTGTCCGTCCCTTCGACTGTGCGTGCGTCAACTACTTTTGTAGTCCAGAACTCCCGCTTGCTGTTAAACGCTTCGTAGAAGTACCCAGTGTTGCGCCGTGGGTTAGAAAACGCCATCCAGAAGCGGTTAGGCGTGTTTTCAGTAAAGAAGCCACTGGTCACCGCCCAAATGCTGTCGTCAATACCCGACGCCTCGTCGAACACCACCAACACACCGTCGAAGTTGTGGACACCCGCGTAAGCGTCGGGATTCTCCGCTGACCAGAGCCGCCCTTCGACGCCCCAGTAGCGCGTGCCCTTCTTAAGATCACGCTCAACCAATTCCGTGAGCCACTTGGCGGGCATCAGTCTGGTGGCCGACACTTCAAACCAATGGCTGTTGATGGCGGTTGCCAGCCACTTGGTAATCTCGGCCCATGTGACTGATCTAAGTTGGCTTTCCGAGTTGGCCGAGATGATGGTTGTGGAACCAATCCGTGTGGTCAACATCCAAATCGTGATCCATGAGACTAGGGCCGACTTACCAATACCACGGCCAGACGAGACGGCGTGCCGTAGGGTGTCGTAGTCGACTTTGCCGTTGTTCTGTTTGATGTGGTCGGCAATGGTCTGCAAAACCTCGCGCTGCCATTTGCGTGGGCCTTTAAAATGCTCCAGTGGCGTGCCTGGTTGTTGCCAGGGAAAAGCAAACATTACAAACGCCAAGGGGTTGTCCTTGATCGCTGGCGCCCACAAGCGCGCCATGAGTTCCTGTTCGTCTTCAGCGCTGTATATGGTCGATTGCATTTATTTGAGTCTCAATTACTTCCGCATCAATAACTTCCAACGCGCGCTTCTGTGCCTCGGCCAGCGCGCCAGTGATGGAGATGCGCTGATCCACTTCGACAGATATGGCTTGCTTGGCCACCCAGCCGTGTTGATGTTTGAGTATTTCTAACGCCGCCTTGGCGTCGCCATTTGCGGCGGCTTGATGGAGGGTGCGGGACAGTTCGATCTCGCCATCCGCTTTGCCCTTTTGCGCGGCGAGTTCCACCACGGGGTCAAGTTGCGTGAGTTGTCTGTATTCAACCGGCAGCATGCCGGCGGCCAATGCGAGCGCGTCGCCTTTGAGGCCCAGCTTGGCCGCGTCATATACCGCCTTCAAGCGCGACTCTGTCGCTTCGACCTTGCGCGGTGTAAATGGAATCGAATGGAACATGTGTTCTCCTGCGCGTTTGCGAGTGGTTGTGAGTTTACAACAAAAAATTTAAAAA